GCGCGGTCGCAATGGCCGCAGCCCTGCTCGCATGGTGGGCGGCATGAGCATCGACCGAGTCATAGCAACGGTGGCGCTGATCGGGTGCCTGTGGCTGTTCAGCACGGCGGGCATATGGGGTGAATGGTTGGACAACATGGAATGCAGTGCGCCGAAGGTGGCGAAGCGGGTGCAGTTGTGATCGCCGCCGACATTTACTCAGCAGCACAATCGAACGAACAACGGAGATACGAAAATGGGAACCGAGTTGATACCAGTGAACGAAGTGCAAATCATGGCCGCAGCGGTCGCCAAGTCGGGATTGTTCGGCGTCAAGTCTCACGAGCAGGCGTTAGCCCTCATGCTCGTGTCGCAAGCCGAGGGACGACACCCGGCGCTTGCCGCCCGCGACTACGACGTGATCCAGGGACGACCGGCAAAAAAAGCGGAGGCAATGCTCCGGGACTTCTTCGCAGGCGGTGGCAAAGTCGAGTGGCACCAGCTCGACGACACGATAGCCGACGCGACGTTTTCGCACGCACAGGGCGGCAGCGTACGGATCGTTTGGGACATGCCGCGAGCGAAGAAAGCCGGGCTCGGCGGCAAGGACATGTGGTCCAAGTATCCCCGTCAGATGCTCCGTTCTAGGACGGTGAGCGAGGGTGTTCGCACCGTGTGGCCTGCTGCGACCTCCGGCATGTACGTGCCCGAGGAAGTGCAGGACTTCGCGCCAGCGAAAGCCCGTCAGGTTAGCGAAAGCCCGCCCATGCTTGCCGCTCCAATTACGCCGACTACCGGCGCAATGGAGTCATTGCCGGAAGATCGCATCGAGATCGTGCAGCGTATCGGGCAAGCAGTCGTCGAAATGTTCCAGGCCGGTGCAATCGAGGATGCGTATACGTATCTCTACGTTGAAAACAAGGACGCAGGACGCATAGATAACGACGAATTCGTGGCCATTTGGAGCATGCTTCAATCGTATAGCAAGGAGCGGAAGGCGCTTAAGAAGCTGCGCGATGAGGCGATGACGGTGCAGGCAACGACGCCCGAACCCGCCGACGCCTGAGAGAGACGATGATGATGCCTGACAAGATCGAAGAACTGCACATGGCTGTGTGTAACGCGGTTCACCTCATGAACATGTCGCCAGACATTGCGCGATCGTCAGACGGCAGGAAGGCGCGCGACATTCTTCGGCAAGCGTTGATCGACTACGCCGACGCATCCCTGGCGACGCCCGAGCCGAGCCGGGAGCCGACGCAGGAGCAGGTGCGTGCGGATTTTGAGGCGTGGATCAAAGCACCGCCGTACGAGCGCATACCAATGCGCTACCCGCAAACGGATGCAACGTGGCCCGGCTCATACCGAGTCATTGATATCGATTTAGCTTGGCAGGCATGGCAAGCCGCCCACGCCGCAGGATTCGAGGCCGGAGTCGACCAGCGCGACGAGTTCAAAATCTGGTGGGAACGCGATAGCAAGTCATTAAGCGTGGCATTAGGTCAGCGCGATACGGCTCGTGCGGTAGCAGAGGACAATCGAGCGAGGTATGCAGTGGCAGAACGCCAGCGCAACGAACTCGCCGAGGCGCTGCGAGTCCGAACCAAGCAACTTGGCGTGGCCTGCATGACGCACGATCTGACGCATGCTCTCGCCTGCGGGCATTGTTTCCGCGAACTCGCCGAGACTCTACGTCGTTACCGCAACGAAGTACCACTGGGTCATCAACCTCACATGCTGGCGTACGAAGTAGACGCCATCCTCGCCCGCATCGACTCGGAGAAAGCGAAGTGAGCGAGCGGCTGACCGCGTCGGAGGTGTCGGCGTTATGGAGATGACAATGGAACCTGAATTGATGACGGTCGAGGAGGTTGCGAAGCTGTGCCGCACGCCTCTAAGCACCGTCCGCAATCGGTGGGTGTATCGTCCAGACTTCCCGCGAGCGTATAAGCCGGGTAAGCGTTGCTACTGGGCACGACGTGAGGTGCTGCAATGGCTAGAAAATCAGAGGGTGTCAGCCTAACCGTTTCGCAATGTCTGCTGCTGATTCTCGGTAGTAGACCATCAAAGAGCGTACGTCGCGGTGACCTAGAATACGCGCGAGCGTTAGCACATCGACTTTTGCAGACAGGCGAGTCGCCGCTTCGGCTCTACTGTCATGGAAGTGTAGATCGAGGATTCCGGCTCGTTTACGCAACTTGCGAAACGTCGAGTCCATCACTCCCGCAGTCATTGGCAACAACGCTCCCGACTGTGGCTTGAGAATGCCGATGATCTCCCGCGCACGAGACGACAACGGCACCTCCCGAGCATCGCCATTCTTGGTTAGCTCCAGCTTGGCCACGCCGCGTTCTAGGTCGATGTTCGCTGCGTCGAGTGTACGGATCTCCCCGGCGCGCATGCCGGTTTCGATGGCTAACTCGAAGGCAAGGACGACGCGATGAGTCTGAGTTACTGGCGGGTATCCTTCGATCATTGCTGCGTGCCGTCTGAGCATGGCTATATCATCGCTGTGGACTCTGCGGTGCCGTGGCCGAGTCGATTCTGGCCGCTTAACGTCTTGCATAGGATTGTCCTTCAGCCATCCCCACTCACGCCGAGCCACGGAGAACACGCTACGGAGCAGGTTCCACTCACGGTTGACGCTGGCAGCGGAAACCTGCGTTAAACGCTTGTCGCGCCACTCAGCGATGTCTGATGGTGCTATTTCGGAGATAGGTTTATGAGCAATAGGGCCAAAGTCGCGGACCAGCTTGGCGAGTCTGACTTCCTCCCATTTGGCACCACGATGGTTGGGGGAAACTTCGACGGAATATCTATCCAACGCTTTAGTCAAGCTATACGCATTGGATTCTCGGAGGACGAAGGAGACGTAATCTTTTTCAATCTCAGCGATCCACGCCTGCGCGCCTGCTTTCGTCCTGAATTCTTGGCTGCGGTAGACACCCTTGCGGCGTACCTCTGCCCGCCAGGAATCGCCCCGCTTCCGAACGCTGCCCATAACGACCCCTTGGCGTAGCCGTGGCGTAAATGGACGGAGATAATAGAAGCAGGACGAAGAAACACGCTAGCGCCATGTGGTGCGCTACGTGGAATCAACGAGTTACGAACGGAGAAAAACGGAGAATATGTCGAGAGTCCTCTTCTCGGCACCAAGGCGTACTGATTCTACGCTGGTTTTTCTCCCCTTGGCGTAGATTTGGCGAAATGCATTATTTCGGCCAAGCCGCCACGCAGCTAGCTAACGCGGCGCGGTCCTTATCAGCCCTTCGAGCCAATTCAGCAATGGCTTCACCATGTCGGAGTAAGTCTCCTGCTGCCGGTCCGCTTGCTGCTGGACACTCTCCGGCAACGGCGGCGGTAAAGCGCACTCCCTTGACTGAACTATAGGCGTTGCGCAGCCGGTCAAGACTGCTGTCAAAACTAGCGTCAGCCATCTTCGCGCGCTCATCGTATTTCGCTCCTGCGACGGTAACTGCCTGCGTCCACATCCGCACCCGCTCGGCTTCACGTCCAGCAGCCTGCGCCGCCGCGACCTCGTAGGACTGCCGTAGCGCGTCCATCTGGCCTCGCACTGCCTTGCGCCCGGCGACGTAGGACGACACGCACAGGATGCCGACTAGGGCGGCTGCGATGCCGATACGGTAGGGGAGTGGTATCAGCCCGATCATTGCCGCTCTAGGATCTTCAGCAGATCCTCGTTGCCTGGGAATACGACGTAGTTGCGTGAGCCTTCGCCCGCTGCGCGAGAGCCGCCGTCTAGGTACTTGATGCCGGGGATGCCTGCCTGTCTCAGAGATTGGCTTGCTGTATCCTTATTCCCTGCGAAATGAGCTATCCACGAGTACGCCTTCCCACCACTCCAAGGCGTATATTGGTCGTTTATCATCCTGGCCCAATCTTCTGGGCTAACTGCTTTTTTCAAAGCCGCCTGCACCTCCGGCGACTGCTGACTCAGCGGCGCATCCCAATCCAGCATCTTCGGAATCGCGGCGTCGGAGAGGTCGGCTTTGTAGTGATATGATCCGGTAAAGGCGCTTGCGGCTTTCTCTGCATCGGCCCTAGTCGCAAATGTCCCGAGTTCTTCCAGTGGCCCACTTGCACGAGTAGCCACAACGTCGTATTTGTTCCCGTTTCGCATAATTCGCACAGATGAGGCTGGATTCATGCCCGCATATTGCTTTGCAACTGCTGGATTCTCGGCAACATACAACCCATGCCCATAAGCCTGCGCACCCTCCCCCGTCCCGATCTTAGAAGAATCGAACTTGTCGAACTTGTGCGGGCTCCCGTGCCACACAATCGCGCCGGTCTGAGGATTCATCCGGTTAGGAATCGCCGCATTCTGCAACGCCTTGGCCACAGCGTTTTCACTGAGCATGCCGACCTTGCCAACCACCTGCGGGCTGTTCAGTATTCCACCCAAGAACCGCCCCGCCGTCTCGTTCATCGAACCCGTTTGCTGCCGCAGCAGCCCGAGCCCTTCCATCGCCCCGCCAATGCTCGCAGACCCGCCAAATGGCGCTGCCGCGAAGTTCGGCGTATTCGCACCGAGATACCTGGGAACCGTCATTAGTTGCGCGGCGAGATCCACCGGAGCGCCGAGGAAATCAGCGGACATGCCACGGCTCACCCCGTGCGCCAAGTCTTTCAACCCGGCAACGTTCCGATTCGGCGTGCCCAACAATCCGAGCGGCCCAACGCTCTTAGCCCGGTCTAGTGTCCTGCCAAGGAAACCGAAGAAATCGTCCATGTCACTTCCTCACTTCCGCATCGCCTTGTCCACGTAGTGCAGGATGATGGCCAGCAGGATCGCACCGGCCCCGATTCCGAACAGGAATGCGAGCCAGGATGCGAGGATGCAGGAGGCGGTCACAACACCGCCTTCGCCCGTTCGTAGTATTTCACCCGATCCTGCCAGCCGTTTGAATCACCCTCACGCGCCGTCTTGCGCCCACGGTTGATCACGTCGCAGCAGCCGTCGAAGTCGCCTTTGTCGGCGAAGGCGTTGATCCCGTTCACGTGCCAGAACCAGCCCGCCGACAGGCAACCGTAGTGAGGCTGGCACAGCATGCCGGGATAGTGGACGGCATCGATCCCCAGGTATTCGCCCACCGCCTTATGGTTCCAAAAGCCGGTGATCTGAATGGGTCCGTGGCCCTTCCACATGCGCCCGGGCGTCGTGCCATTTGCCTTTGCAATGCGGATTGCTTCCGGGTCCGTGTTGCCCAGGTCGGCGCGGTTGTCGTACGCGCTGCCGTCTGCAATCTCCTGCATGTACCGGAATTCGCCCGACTCGTGCGCGAGGTTCGCAATAAACGCTGCCTGCCGTAGCGTCGAGTTGATGTCGAAGCGGTGCATTGTCTCGTCAAGCGGGTCGATAAAGTAGGCCAGATTCTTGGCATGCGGCATGATGGTGCGTAGCTGGTCGTGTGTGATCATTTCTCACTCCCAATCCCAAATCGTGCGGACATGTTCTTCTCCAGCACCCGCTCCATGAAAAACACGAACCGCGTGCCCATGTGGCCAGAAATGCCGATGAATACCGCCGACAACAGCGGGTCGACCTTGCCCCACTCGCAAATGTAAAACGTCGTGATGCCAGCGAAGGCAGACGTTGCAATCTCGCCAAGCAATTCTGCCAAATTGAACGGGCGCGCATGGCCTGCTTTAATCTTCCCGTACCACGACACCAGACCACCGAGCACGGACCAGATGACGACCCATGAGTACGTCACCCACGAATAGGATGTTGGATCTTTGGCCCGTTCTATTACCGCCGCAATCGACGCCTGCGCCTCCTCAATCATTGGACTTCTCCTTGTGGCGGTCGATCACTTGCGTTGCTCCTGGTTGCGGTGTAGGGTTGCGGGCTGTTTATCTTGTGGAGTCGTCATGATTGATTGGCTGCATTCACTGATGCCGAATCAACCGATTTCCGCCATATGGAGCATGATCATCGTTCCGGTGGTAGTCGTGATCGCCGGTCTACTGGTTGACAACACCAGCAGCGCCCGCCGCTCCCAGGGGAGCACCAAGCATTCCGACTCTCGGGACGATCCGCCGCAATAAGTCTTCAGGCAGAACCGCTTGCCCTAGTTGCTGCGGGGTTCCAAGCGGATTATTCAATGCCTGCCCGGACAGGTAGCCGCGATAAAGATCGCCCGGCTTTCCCATTAATGCGCCAACTACCGGCATCTGCCCGACTCGGTCGAAGAAATCAATCGCTGCTGGCGTTGTCCATGATCGATTGACACCCGACGCTATCGGGTCAACCTGCACCAGTTCCGCGACTGACTGCGTGCTGCGCAAGCCTTTCGCTACCGACTTGCCGAAGACAAGCTCTAGTTTCCGGTCACCAATGCGATTCAGTGCTCGCTTGAATGCTGCCTGCGAGAACTTGGCCGTTTCAGCCGATGCGCCGCTGGTTGCTTGAGTGCGCAGGTAGTCCATAATCTGTCCCTGCATTTGCATCTTGGCAGACGGGCCGAGTTGCTTCATCAACGCCGATACGTCATCGATAGATGCGCTTGGGCTGATGACGTACTTCTCTATGAACTTCTCCGGTGCAATCTTCGCCCCAGGCTCAACTGCCGCCTTCATTGCCGGGGTTGCATCAAGCACGTCGAACCGCTGCTTTGCCAAGCCCCGAGCGGCATCGAATGCGCCCTTCGCCGCCTCGCCTACGTTGTCCGCAATGGGCGCGTTGTTGAGCGCATCACGCACTTTGCCGATTGCCATGCTTTGCGGAGAACCCGGCCCGGCCGTTCGTTGAGCCGCAGACATCACGCGGTCTATCTGCACCGCCGTGTTGACGTTGAATGGGATCTTCCCGGATGAAACATCATTAAGGATCGTCCGAACTTCTGCCGGTAGATACGCCCCTAGCATTCCGTCATCTAGCGAAAGATTCGCTTGACGAGAAAACGTCGACGCATCCATCGGGGCTGCTCGCCCGAGATGATCTTTCGCCACTGCATAAGCGCCGTCTACGGTAGAGCGCATCGCCTTGTCAGTGTCACGCAACGAACTGATGTTCGCCCGTCCTACGTCGTAGGGGTCAACGCTTTCAGCGCCCGTGCGTAGCACCCTATCGTCCATGCCTTCCACTAAGGCGCGGTTCTGCTGCGTGAATCGTTCTGCGATGTCCTGACCGGCTTCAGTGCGCGCTAGATTTTGCTCCCTGGACCATGCAAGAGGATTGCGCGTAGCTTGCCCTTGCGTAAGTTTAATCCCCTGCGATTCTGCCTTGGCGAGACGCGCTACCGCTGCCGGGTCAAGATCGACGCCAGCCTTGAGCGCGCGTCTTGCTTCTTCGACGAGCCCGTTACGGACTTCTTTCGATAGATTGTCGAAGTCGATGTTTTCTTTTTGCAGTTCGATCTTCAGTTGATTTGCAACGGATGACTGCGAGGTCTGCCCGGTCATCGTCTTGGCCGCGCCCTTGAACTTCGACGCCAGCCCGTTCACCGTCGCAGCCAATCCGCGAAACATCGGCTCGATGACGGCAGGAGCAGCAAAGGCCAAAGCAGTCCCGATTCCGGTCTGAATTCCTTTCCCAAGCCAAAAATTATCGGGATCGTTTTCGTACGGAGTCATAGCCGCCGACAGTCCGCCGATCTTTGCGCTTTGTGCCATTCTCCCGACTAAACTCGGCGCAGCCTGAGATTGCGTCATGCCGATAGCAGGAATCGCTCGGCCGAATGCCCTGCTGATCTCTACGCTATCTTGCGCATTAGGGACTGCGTTGCGATAGGCATCTTCGCGCATCTGCATGTACGAGTTCATTGCGCTCTTGGCACCTTCCGGCATGAACGGAAGGTTAGCAACCGCTTGAGCGGTGCCTACGCCATAGTCTGCAATGCCTTTGACCAGACCGAGAGCGCCGCCCGCCGCATACTCCGGCACCATCTTTGCCGTATCAGAAACCGCCCCCATGTTGATGCCGCGCGGCTGTTGTACTGGAGCCGTCGGCGCTTGCTTCGCGGGCTTTGGTGCTAGAAGGTCGCTTGCGAAATCTTCCATGTCATTGCTCGTAAACTAGGCCGAATTCTTCGGCGAGGCGTCGTCGCACCATGCGACCCATCTCTTGCTCTTGCATGCTTGGATTGCCGGACTGTATCTCGCTCTTAATCTGAGCCCCCCGGTCGTTCATAATCTTCGGCATCTGGTCTAACTGCACCTGACCAAGTGAGAACCCTTGACGCTTGATGTAAGAACGTCGAGCCGTTGCCATGCGAAGATCCTTGGTCACTGCGTCCATCTTTGCCTTGAACTCAGTCGGGGAATCGCCGTCCCACATTCCCGTGCCCGCAAACGGGATCGCCTTCGTCAAGCGTTCTGCTTCTGCCTCAGTCAGTGCCGCGCCGGTCATTGCCTTGATGTACTGATTCAGCGCATTGGCAGATCGCCCACGGTAGCGCGTGAAGTCTTCCAGCAGCGCCTTGTCGTCTTTAGTGACCCCTAATCCCAACCGTTCCTTCATGCCAGTTTTGAGCGCATTCCAGCGCGTTCCTAGCGTCTGGAACTCCGGTCGATATTCCTGCTGGATCGCACTCATACCGGACATCATCTGCCCTGCGTCCAATAGGCCTTGATCGTTCGTATTCTGCGCGGCCTGCCCCGGCATCAAAGGAGAATTGATGTTGAGCGATGGCCCCTGCGCCGCCCCGGCTCTGTTGAGCCCCGCCTGCCGTTGATACAGTTCCTCGTTAACGCTGCCGTCTGCATTGAGCCATGCGGGACGTGACCCCGGCGCAGCAGTCTTCTCAGCCTGAAACACCGGCTGTACCTGCTGCGTGACAGGATCTCGCACGAATCCCGCCTGCTGCCCGCCGAGGTCGGTCTGGAAGAACTGCGGGCTAATTCCCGTCTTCGCCTCTATCGCCGCAGTCCGTTTCGGCCCCTCCGGCAGCGCGTTAATCATCCGCAGATCGGACGGCATCTCGTAATTCTTCTCAAGCACTTTCGACAGCGATCCGGGTCCGCCCATCGTAAACAATGCGCGTACCTGATTCGCAGGCATCCCGAGCATCCCTTGGATCACGTCGTCAGGCTGCGACAGCAACCCCTGCATGCGCTCCTGCGCCTCGACTTGCTGTTGCGCTTGGCGCTGCCTCTCGGCCAATTGCGCCTGCATGGCGTTGCGCTGCATGTCCTGGGTTTGCATGTTGGACAGCATCCCCATCCCCTGCAACGCCTGCATGTTGCGGTTCTGCGACGATTGCATCCCCTGGAGATACCCGGCATACCCCGGTCCGTACAGTTGCGAGAGATCCATGTATCGCTCCTAAGGCAAGCCGAACTGCTGGCGGAACATCCGTTTCATCATATCGTCCATGCTGTTGTCGCTGGTCAGCCCGGAGATCGTGTTGCCCGCAATGGCATACGGTTGCCCCGACGTGCTGGCGATCTGCTGCCCGAGATTCGCCTGGATGCCCTGCCCCGAAAGCCCGAGCGATCCGAGCGAGTTGACAGTGTTGGTGTACCTGTCATAGAGCGCCCCGGTCGCCAATGACTGCGCGGTCGGAGACGTGCCAGGATTGCCGAACTTCGTCGACAGTGCCCGCATGGTTGCGTTGGCTGCGCCGGTCGCCTCCGGGCTGGTGTAGAACGAGTCGGGATTGTTTAGGTAGCCGACAGCTTTGTTCAAGAACGGCGCACGCTGGCCGGATAGTTGATTCTGCAGGTTCGTGAGCGCATCGGACTGCTGTTTGCTGCCGAGCAGACCAATCCCTGCGCCACCGAGTTGCCCGAGCATGCCAAGCATGTTCTGGTCAACGTCGAGGTTGAACTTGTCTTTCAGGAACTTCTGCAACGGGCTGGTCGGCGTGGTAGGCGTCGTGGGTGTCGTCGGCGTGGAACTGGTCGGCGGCATTCCAGGCGTAGACGGTAGGCCTGTTGCTGCCGGGATCGTCGACAGCATGCTGCCTGAGTTCGCTAGATCGACCATCCCCGGCACGATGTTGCCCGCCGCATCCAGCCCCAGGCTACCGAGCGCCCCCGTAGTACCTGCGCCGAGTCCAGCACCCGCAGAGCCCATCGCCCCGAGTGCGGCCATTCCTTCAGCCGTCAGACCGCCGACGCCCGTCAACCCAGCGACCGTAGGCATGCTGCCGCCCGAGTAGAGCAAGCCTGACTGCGCGACCGTGCTTGGCGTGATCGTGGGCGCGAAGGATGAACTGAACGTACCTGCACCGGCCGCTTCCGGGGCCGCAGCCGCAGCGCCCGCGCCCGCTGCCCCCAATGATGCCGCATACGGTCCTGCGCCGACTGCAACCAGCGGCAGCATCGATACAAGATCGGCGTTGTTCCAGAATCCGCTTGGATTGATGCCGTAAAAATCCTCGCCGCCCGTAGCCTGTGCCGAAAGTTCTGGCCGATATACGTACTGCCCATTTTCAAGCCGTACTGCTGATCGCGGGTCCGAAAGATACTGCTCAGGCGTTAGGTTTTGCGCACCGAGATAACCTCGATTGCTGCTTCCAGGGTCGCCAGTGCCACGGAGATTATTCATAAGCAGATTGAATTGCTCCGGCGAGAGCACCGAACCGGGGCGCAGGTTCCACTCGTTCATGACCCCGGCAGGCGAGTTCGTAGCGAACCGCTCGACAATCTGAGGATCAATGTCGCCCCAACCATTGCGCATCATTTCTTGAATGCGAAGTTGGGTGCTTCTCTCCCGTTTGTCTTCCTGTCTCTCGCTCATATCTCATTACTCCCTGCGATCTTGATCGCATCGCCTGTTGCGCCCCATGTAGGCAGGTACACCCGCGACGTTGTTACGTTGATCGCGCACACGCCTATCGCTACGTTCGTGGCGTCGTTGTAGGCCACCGCTACGCCCGCCAATCCCTTCGCAGGCACCGGAAGCGGGAAATACGTAGTCCCTGCCGTGCTTGCCGTGCTCGTTCCAGCAACGATACCTATCTGCCAATCCAACTTCCTGCCGTCAAAACGCATGCGCCCTGAGTACGTTGCCGTGCCTACCTCCGTCATTCCTGACGGCGCAGGCGTCCACAAGCGCCACGAATCCTGACCGATCAAGTTCTGATACGCAGAACTCGTCGTGTCAATGTTCGGGAGGCGCTCGTCCTTCATATCGCGCCCTCAGTGACTTCGAGTTCAATGGCTTCCAGCAATTGATCCCGACCCGTTGCAGCGGCGCTCAATCCAGTAATTCTGAATGCGCGACGTTTAAACAAACCAGCGCGGAGCAAGCGAGGGTCATTAGACGCCATATCGACCGTTCTCCCTGCGCTCCAAGTCTGCCCGTCATCGTCCGACCATGAGATCGTCAACGTACTTGTGGATGTCGCCTTGTCGCCAATCACCCGAAGAGAATTCAGCGTCTTGTACTTTCTGGAATCGAAATCCATCGGCTGAGTCTGGATCGTTCCCGATGCCGGCGCGTTGCCAAGGTTGCTCAATTGCTTAGTCGAATCCTGCCCGACATACACCGTGCCACCACCCGAAGCATCGCTTTGCCGAATGCCGTACTCAAGTGTCCACGGTTGCCATGCGCCTGTCGTCAAATCGTGCGCGTAGACATTCGTCGCGTTAGACGACGAACTCACCGCGATGTAGTACCGATTGTGATCGGCAATGATGTGGAGCCTAAGCCCCGCAGTATCGCCACCGGCCGCAATGATCTGCGCAAGAATCCATGTATCTACGGCTTGAGTAGAAATCTTCTTCGGATTCCCATCCGACAGAATATAGACTCCAACGGTATGCAGATGCGAACCGACAAAGGCCAGTGTCTCCTCTACCGGAGCAATGCAATAACGGTTGACCGCGCCGATCTGCTTGGCCATCGACTGTACCCGCTGAAGCACTGCCCCTGCGGCGTTCCCGGCATTAATGAAAAACTCGATCGAGTATCGAGAAAATCCAACAATGAAATTACGATACCGAGCTACGCCTACGCCTAGATCAGGGTATTCCTGAGCCGTGATCACCGCCGTCGAAGTCCAGTTCACAAGCGTGTTTACGTCTGAATGCCAAATCTGGCCGTTCGTACACATCACGAACCCATAGCCGTCCATGTGCGCAAAGTTGCCGGTAAGCGTCAGTGCTGGCGTTTGCTTCGGCGGAAAGTCCGTATCCGTTATTTCAGTGAGCGATCCCGCGTCAACATAGTAGTAAGCAAGATTAGAGTCGGACACGAAAACAAGCGTCGGGACCGAGCTAATCATCGTCTCGGAGATATGGATGCAACGCCCGGTGATCGCCCCGAGCGAAGAATCGTTGTTGTAGATCGTAGAGTTCGTGCTACCGAACGCAGTGATCGTGGATGCGCTTTTGCCGCGCCAAATCTGGATCGCTGTCCCGTGACCCGATGCGCCTGCTGGCGAAGCCGTCTCCGCAAACACTTTTCGCGGGCCGACCTTGACTAATGTCTTTCCAGAAAATGCGTTCTGCGTGACGTGAAAAACACAGTCCTCGAAATACTGATCTTTCTGACTGGACGAAAACAGGCCAGCATTGGTCCCGTCTCTGCTGACCAGTGATCCGACCAAAGGGATACGAACCTTCGCCATTAGATCGTACCGGCTTCCGTCTTGAGGGTTGCAGTGCGCGTATCGCGCTCCGTACGCAACGTGGCAATATCCGCGTTGATGACTACAATCCTTGCCTGTAGCGTGTTCTTCTCATCCTGCAACGCATCGATGCGGTCGTTCACATCCTTGAGCGCCGCAGCAGCAGCAATGACCGTGGCGTAGCTCATCGCTTCTCGTCCACATCAATGGATCGGTGGAACTCTTGCCACCACTCCTGCGAATGGTCGCAATCTTCGTAAGAGGACACCGCGGGGATCGCAAGTGTGAAGTGCAGCAGCTTGGCTTCGTCGTTGTGATCGTACTCGTCGACCAGATGATTCCATTCCTTCGGCAATTCCTGAATCCGCTCATCCTTCAGCCACTGGAAGCGGTGCAGGAACTCGCTGGACTTCTCCGAGATGTAATCCGGCGTGAGCACATGGTTCGGATGGTTGCCGCAGTTCCACAGCATGACGCTCGACCAGTTCTTGCGCGGGTAGTTCTTGTTCGCCTGCCCGAAATACTTCACCGGGTACTTGGTCTGGTAGTCGTGCTTCACCACGGCCACATCGCACTCGTTGCGCATCAAGGCGAACAGTTCTGCCACGTCCGCCTTGAAGATCATGTCGCCATCGACGAACAACGCATGACCTTGAAACCCGCACAGGTACGGCACAAGAAAACGCGAGTGAATGAACTGATTCGACCCCTTGTGCGTCTCCTCGTAAAACGGCATCGTGTTCAGCGCCAACGGGTGAATACTTACCGGCACCGACGCATGCCGAATGATGCTGTTCACGCAGACGTGAAAGGCGATTGCCTCACGAGCATCGTAACCAACGAAGATTTTTAGAGGATGCATTAGAACTCGACCTCGCTTCCCTCGTAGCCTTCAGTGTTAACTTCGTTCATGAGCGCATTGCGAATCGTCTGATACTTGGCCTCCCAAACCTGAAGCCTGGATTCCATGCCAATGAACGGAATTGCCTCCGAGATCGCCGCCGACAAATACAAGTCGGGATGCACGCGGAACACTTCGTTAAACGTGAGCGTCGTGGTCAGCGTCATCCGCCGCCAGTACACGCCCTTCAAGTTGTACGTCGTGCCGGTGTCCGGATACGGACCGAAGATGAAGTTGGTTCCCTCTCGCGCAACGTAGCCAGGACGCCCCGCAGCATCACGGTGCGGGTATCGCTCGTAGATAAACCGCGCCGTGCGCTTCTGTAGAAACTTGGTCGGCTGCTCGTTGTTCAGGTAGGCGTACTTCAGGTCCACGAAGTCGGCCGGCAACGGGACCACGCCCGCACTCACCGTCGCGGAGATGTCAGCCTCCATCTCACGGCATCGAACCTCGCGCCCGATCCGCTGGTGCGCCATCAGGATCAGGTCGTCAATCGTCGTGCCGCTGAAGTCGCCAGAGGATGAATCGACCCAGGCGAAGATCGCTGTCTTGAGTTCGCTATACGTGCTAATAGCCATGCCTTACCCCTTGCACGCGCGGATGTGGAAGTGCGCCCCGCGAGGCTGGAGCGCTTTCCCACACGTCGGACAATTGACGCTGCTTACTTCTTTCCTTTGCCCGGAATCGGCATTGGCATCGGCTTCTTCGACTTTGAACGCACTTCGGATCACCTCCCTTCGTAGTTGCTCGGCTTCCTGCTCTCGGATGGCATAGATCTGTCGGCGTCTCATCGCATCACCGCCATGAACTCCGGCCCGAGATCCTGAAATGCAATCAAATCCCACCGATTCATCAACTCCGGCAACCACCACTTCACCGGCCGAAGCAATATGTGAGCATTGCGCCCATCGGGCAGCGTTTTCTTCGCTGGCACGGTCGCCACGGTCAGCAGCGTCAACTTTCCCGTGCAACGCTTGATGTCATCCAACACATCGTCGATGCAGCGCGGCTCGATATGCTCAAGCACGTCGGTGCAGCACACGAGATCGGCAGGCTTCGGCTCTGCGTCTAATCCCTCGATGCAAGGGTCGTAATTGTGGATCGGGAAGCCGAGCGCCTTTTCGAGCGTGCGCTTACCGCAGCCGTAGTCGAGCACCGATACGCAGCCGTGCTCTTGCATCAGCATATGCACCACTTGCGCCCACTTCTTGCCGCTCGTCCCGTAATCCGCCCGGTCCTTATGCAGCTCGGCGTTCTGCGCTCGGTACTGCTGCGTGATCAGCAATCGCTTTCTCCACTAGGTTGATCTGCTCGGCCCAGCCGTTCTTCGCGCGGCACAGTTGCACCGAGCGATACCACGGCATGTCGCCCGTGAGTCCATAGCGCCAGTGCGGCGTCGGCCCGATAATCGCATAAGTCTTCGCCCCGACAGCCCCGGCCACATGAACCGCCGTCTGCTGCACGGTCACGACGTAATCGACCGCCGCGAACAGCGCCGCCTGCGCTGCGAGGTCTTCGCCGACGCATAGGTTATCCAGCCGCACGAGTCCGGCGTCCTCGCGTGCCTTCTGGAGCATCGGATTCGTGTGCTCGTACTGTGCGGATACACAGGTGTATCGATTGCGAATCGGCTCGAACGAATCGAGATCGATTGACCGATCTTTGACCCGCGTCTGCTTCGTGCCGCCATGCCATGCGAGCGCTACCCAGGGACGCGGGCCGATAGCGGTGAGCCGCGCCTTGTAGTGCTCAACAAGCTCCGGGTCGGGCTTCAGGTACGGTGTACCTGGGAACGCATCCGCCGAGCGCCGTAGACGCGCTGCAAGGCTCCCGATTGCGATCTTCGCGGAATAGTCTCCCGGCGTCTCAGTCGTAACGATTGACACGCTCGGCCACGTCTTGCGAGCAATGCCTGCGACACGCTCGTTGAGTTCCAACGTCACGCGCTTGGCCAGTGGCAAGACTTCGTCTAGACAAGACAGGAACATGATCTCATCACCCACGCCCTGCTCGCCGTGGATGTAAAGATGGTCGGTCGGCGTGAAGTCCCACATAGGCGCGTCCACAGTGGTGCGCGAGTGCCAGCCTTCCAACTGCTGGCGAAACTCATACAGCGGCCAGCCGTTCGCCCAATCCTTCTTAGTCAGCAACGCGAGCGACTTCGACCACCGAGCCCCGACGCTTTCCGGGTCGCACTTGAGCGAACGGTCGAGCCAGTGAATCGCCTTGTCAGGTTGCGCTCTGTCGCTGTAGAGCGTGGCCATATTGCAGCAGACTTCGGCGGTATCACCTTGGATTTTGAGCGCACGCTCCCAGGCGTTTACCGCTTCCGTGTATCGATCTTCCTTGCGGAACGCGATCCCTAGGTTGCACCACGCGGCACCGTTCTTCGGATGCCGATCAAGCAAATTCGTCAGCAGGTTAATGGCGAGTCCGCTGTATTCCTGCCGCAAATACAGGTCCGACAACAGGTACAGCACGCCCTCATCGAATGGCTTCAGATTCAGGACGGCGTTATAGAGATGTGAGGCGCGGCCAAAGTCGCCCGCCTTGTGATGGATGAGTGCTTGGTCAATCGTCTGGTCGATGACGTTCATAAAGAAACGGGGGCACGAGGCCCCCGTGTCCGTTACTCGCTGCGCCCGTCAGCGACGTATCGCAGATACCCCTGGAAGCTAAACGACGTGGTTCCAGAGACACCCACCGTACAGTTCAGCGCCAACGTGGCGTATTGAATTGCACGGTCATCCGAAATGCTCAACTTTCCGCCCGGATTGACCAGCGTATAGCTTTGCACCGTGGATGCGTTCGCGGTGATCGATCCTTGAGACGCCCGCAGGGTGTTAAGCACCGTGTAGGTGCCCCCTGCATCTTGCCCGAGTACCAACATCGTGAACGTCTCGGCTGCGTTCTTCTGCACGCCAAACGTGATCGCCCCATCGGTGATCACAGCACCATTCGGAATGCGACCAAGCAAGTACACATCGGAAATGCTTCCGAACTTGTTTGCGCCCGAGTTGATGTCGAAGGTAATCGTGCTCGGACCCGCATGTATCTTTTGCGGACCGAGAGCGGCGGTTGCGGCAGTAATGGTGATAGGCATGTCTCTATCTCCTTATGGGGCCGGAGCGAAACCGGACATGACAATCGTGGCGTAATCGGACGAGTTGAATTTCGTCTTCTTAACGCCAAAGATCATCCCGGCCGACACGCCCAGTTGGTTGCCGTAGTCGAACATTTCTTCTTCCCACGACATCTTCGTCGCAGAACCGTTTTGTCCGACCGCCACTGCAAGCGCCTGCGCGCCGCAGAACACGCCACGACGGTACGAGGTCGAGGACGATACGGTGCTCTTGACCACGGGCAGGTACGGCCACTCGTAGACGATCACGCCGTTGTAGATGAACTCGCCGCCCGTGAGGATCGGGTTGTCGCTGATCTTCCCGCCCGTCAGTTGCGCTTTCTGCACGTCGAAGAAGTTACCCGCCGTGCTGGCGTCCTGCCGAAGCTGGTTGATTTGGTACGGGTGCAGGAAGCACACGTAGAGCGATTTGCCGTCGACCCGAATCGGACGAATGCGAGGCGTCTGCGTCTTTGCAATCGCAGCAGCCTTGTCCAAGTCGGACAACTTGATCGCATGCGTGGTCGTTGCCGACAGCGAGCCTTCGGCATCGTGCCCACCGCCAACCAGAATCCGCTTGGTACCGGATACCGTGGACGGCTCCAGCGCCGCGTTGTTGCCGGTGTAGCGCGTGTCGCTCTGGTCCGCATAGCCCGCGAGTTGATTGGCAATGCTGGTTTCGAGACGCTCAAACCACCAATCTTCGGCGGCGCTACGCAGTTCTTCGCGGACGCTGAACGGTACGCGCTGCTCGCTCATCCTGCCGCCCGTGCGGAACGCATGGCGCAGTTGATTGACAAGAAGTGCGTCGTTGTAGGTCAGCAGGGCTTCTTCATTTCCCTCCAGGGTTGCGTCACCCTGAATGCCCGCGCCGACCGGCAATCCACGCAGGCCGATGGTGATCTGGTCACCGGGGCCTTTGCTGGTTTCTTCCTTGATCTGAAACAGGCTGTTGGAACCCTTGCCGATGAAGCGACCGTAGTAGCCTTTGCCAACTACGTCTTCATACAGCTTGCGGGACCACAGCTTGACGGCGAGTGGGTGACCCACTCCGAAGTCAGTCGTTGCCATGAGAATGTCCTTAGTGAATGGAGAATCGGGTTGACGCGATCACGCTTCGTCTTGCGATTCGTCCACTCACGCGGGACGCAACGAATCCGGTTTAGAGCCTCGGGCGGCTGTCCGGGGTTAACGCCTCCGGGGCGAATCCGAGTTAGAGCCTCGGCGGCTTATGCTCAACTAAGCTGAGAAACGTTTTCTTCCCAGTTCGTGTTGAACTTCTTGAACTCTGCGTCCGACATATTTGCTGCGTACTCCCAAGTCATTGCCGGAACCGGACGCCCTGGTACTTGTGACAACGACTTGCTCGATTTTATCCCATCTGCCACGTTTTGTAGCTTTTGTGTCGCATTTTCCGCAGTGGGTTTTGCTTTGGGCTTAATGCCCTTGGCAATCGCGGTCTGATAGACCATCTGCGCCGGGTTGACGCCCATCTGAGCGGCAGTCAACGCGAGCAGTTGCTCCTCTTGCTGCATCTTGGCGACGATCTGCTGCGGCGTCATTCCTGCGTCGGCCAATTCTGTCTGCCGGGCCTCGATGAAGGCCGAGTAGGTCTCCATGAAGTCGGGCTGCGCCTGCAAGAACGCTGCCGCCTGCGTCTGATACCAGTTGGCGAACTGCGCCTGTCGCGCGCTGTCCTCGCTCTGCCGCTTGATCGCCGCGAGTTCTTCCTTAGCCGTCGTCACCTCGTGTCGCAAGTTCTCGGCCGGGTTTTCCTCGAACGCCGGAACTTGCGCCTGCGCCTGCGGATTCAACCGGGATTCGATCTGCGCGCGCCAATGTGCGAACTCCTGCCGCTCCTGATTGAGCCGAGCAAGCTGAGACTTCAGTTCCTTCGCCTGCGCCCGAGCCTCATGCAGCGCCTCCAGCGGCACCAGTTTAGGCTTGGCCGGTTCTGCTGCCTCCGTCGCCTCCGGTTGCGTCTCTGCCACTTCCGTCGCCTCGGCGACCGGCGTCTCGGCCTCCGGCGCTTCCGGTGCCGTCTCGCCCTGCGTCTCGAAGAATGCTTGCTCTTGCTGCGTCAATTCGCTCATGTGCCCTCTAAAGGATAAGAACCAAGGTTTCTTCCTCGTCCATCTCTGCGATGCGCCTTTTGGCCAGCGCCACCAACTGCCTTAGCTGTCCTGCCTGCGCCTGCGTTGCATCTGCCGCCGCTTGCAACAACATCCGCTGCTCCACCAGCAAATCCGCAATCTCGCCGGCCTGCGCTAGCCGGTTGATGTAATCGCGTTCTTCTTTGACGGATGCGGCATCGAATACCCGCTTCCCATCAACCAGTCGCCACAGTGGCGCCCGGCCTCGCCTGCCACGGCTTCCAACAAGAGCCGCAGGAGGCGCAGCACCTTCAGCCGGCCCCCAATATCGAGCGCCGAAGTATCGAGCGCCAAAGAAACGATGCCCAAACACGTCACGTCAGGTCCAACGTCACCGCAGTCCTGTTCCCGTTTGCGTCCACCGTTGCCGTGATGCGATCTTTGGTATCCGCAGTGTCCCGATATACCGCTGTCGTCGTATCCAGCCCGGACGCCTTGCCAAGCATTGCCGCCGCATATCCGCGCAGATAATCGCGGATGGAATAAACGCCCTCGACAATCGCGTCAAGAATGGCGCTAATGCCGGTACTGGATAACTCGTATCCGGTCTTGTCGTTGTTCGTGCCTACCGTTACGGCTGCTGTGACGCTCCCAACCGATCCGGCGACACTACCGGCCACATTGCCGCCCACGCTTCCAGTCACGCTACCGACTGCGCCAACAACGCTTGCCACGCCGGCATTTAGGTCTGTGTCCAGCACCTCAAACTCGCCAATCCCATCACGCCCTGTGATCGCGCCAACCGTGGCAACGACGTAGACGCTGTAACGCTGCCCCGCGCCGAACCCGTTACCCGCCGTCGCATCAATCTGCACCATGTATAGACCGGTCGTGATGTTGGTCACGGTCGGCGCATAGCCAAGTGCGACGCCATCCTCGACCACGGTAACTGTAGGCGTGCTGTCTGCGTTCGTTGCTGCTCCAGTTGATACGCTGGACGTACCAAAGTGCAGAAACACGCTATCTCCGAGCGCGACGGGATTCATAGTTGGATGCCCCGCACAACTGGCGAACCGATGGGGCGGAATACTGCACTACCACCGCCACCGGACATTGTCCCGGTAAGGTAGCCCTGCTTCTCATACTGACCCGGCCCGTAGACCGTGCCAGAGCGCACATCGGCCACGTTCGGGAACCTGTGGTGCGAGTGATACGGCGCTGGACTTTCACGCAGCACAACCGTCGTCGGCGTGGCGTGTGTGGTCCGCAGCACGAGTTTCGAGAAGTTCGGGACGTTAAAATATGGCATCACGTACCATCGATGTTTGCCGGGACCAGCGTATTAACCGTCGTGCCTGCGCGGTCAGGTGAGCCCGTGAGATACGCAACCACGTAGTGCGCGACTCCGGGGAAATTTGTTGCAAGGTCGTAGCTGCCATCGGTGAGCGATTGGACCTCATAGCCGCCAAACGCATCATCCGACGTGCGAAACGCTTGCAGCACAGCCCCAGACAACGGCGCATCGTTGGTATCAACGCATAGCCCCTTGATGAACTTCAGCGACTGCTGCCCCGGACCGTCGCACGAGTAAGGTTCGTAGAGATCGGCTTGCGCCAAGTCACGGCATGTGACGCCATCACTCCCAGACGGCGCACCAATGCCAACACGACACCCAAACGACCACAGGGACCGCCACCGCTGCGGATCTTTCCATGACTTAGGTGCGCGTGCCTGCCATTGCCACTTTGGCTCGGCCCAGCGTTCGTCGAACGCTGGCTGCAACGTGCCCGGCTGCGCTGAGAATCCACCGCCCGTGGCCCCTGCCGTACCGAATTGCAGTCGCGCGCCCATTACATCGCATTCGCGAGCTTGTGCCGCGCATCGAGCAATCGCTGCTCTTGCGGCGTGTTCACAAGCGGCGTGTCGTAGACCGGAACGATCACGCCCTTGCCTGCCTGCAATTGGGCCCGTTGATGGAAATTGCTCACCACGTCACGCGCCGTATCAAGCATGAACGTCGCAAAGGCATGATCCGTAATCGCGCCCTCGACCTTGCAATTCCCCGAGCGAGACATCGTGATAACGATTTGAGCAACCGCCGTCTCGCCGTGAACGTCATCAAGCGTCTGTCGCTTCACTCGTCCACCACCGCATGGATATCGACCACCGCCGAATTAGCCGTGATGTTCCATGCCACCATCGCCTGACCACCGGCAGGCAGCACAATGCCACGAGGGAACGTAAACACAGCCGCCGCGCCCACCAGTGCCGCCAGCGAGAAGCGACGGAAGAACTGCGTCGGCACAGTCGGCGCCGTACCAAACGCCACCGCGCCTTGCGTCAGTCCGGTCGGGCGGTCGAAGTCCTCGGCCAGAAACGCCACACCGCCTGTAAGCGTCGGCGTGTTAGCCGACCGTCCAAAGCCCACCACACACGCCGTCGCCGCACCGTTAAAATAACCCCACTCCATCAAGGCAGGCTCGTTCGTGGCGGGCGCAAGAAACGCATGCGACGCCGCTGCAAGAGTCGTTACGGTCGTACGCTGAGAAAGCGAATAAATCGCCATGCCTTAGGCTCCAGTCTCGTTATTTGTCATTGCACCGTCTGTACGGTCATCGAGCCATCAGGCCCGCGAACCACTCTTTTCGGCGTACGCTGGTACTCCGTCATAGCGTTCACCGCATCGACCATCTGAGATCCCTGTATCTGCATCTGGTTCGATATGCCTGATATGAGTTCATGCATCTTGTCGCCAAAGTCGCCAATGATTTGCATCGCAATCTGCGTGCTGTTCGCCACGTCTTCCGCCATGTTGTTCTGCGCAGTCTCCTGCATCTGGCTTTGCTTCAACCGCGTCTCAACGGCCATTTTCATGTCAGATGTCGCAGACTGGATGCTCATGCCTAACCGCTCCAGCATGGCGTCCATGTTCACGCGATAGACCTCAACCGCGCGCTTCTCGCTCTCGGTTTCTGCCTTCACCGACGCCAGTTCACGATCTATTTTCGCCTGCTCGTTGATGCGATACACCTCGACCGTGGCATCCGTCTTGAGCCGGAAGTTCTCCTGCGCGAGCTTCTGCGCGTCCTGCTGCGTTGCCTGGATCACTTGCTGCATCTGCATCATCTGCGCTTGGAGTTCAGAAGGGACTTGCTTGTTCTCTCGGATGAACTGCTGCCACTTCTGCACCAGTGCGGCCGGGAGCGGGCTGTACTCAAGCAAGTCAGGCGTAAGCGGAATGCCGGAGTTCTGCAACACGGGTGCAAGCTGCGTCATCATGGCGAAGACGCGCTCTTTATTGTTCGGACTGGTCGGCGCCTCGTCCACGACCACGTCAAACTCTTTCGCCGATTCGTCGCGCAGCAGCGGGATGTATTGCGCCCCGTCCTTGCCGAGTACGCGAATCAATCTCCCGTCGCTGATCTTGTCGCGGATGATCTCGATCATGATCCGCCCTTGATCCTTGCGGTACAGGCGGATGGCATCGAAGAACACGGCGAGGATCGTCATGCCCGCCTGCTTGCGCATGTTCTCCAGCACGCCGGGTTGATTCGTGCCGACGAGGCCCATGAGTTCCATGTTCACGCCGGGAACGTCGTTAATCGAGTTCACCGCGAAGTCCAGCAACTTGGCGAACCCATCCGGCATCGCGGTCGTGGGCTTGGGCTGAATCTTGCCGCCCGATACCGCGCCCGGATTCGCCCAGGTGATCGTCTCGGCCTTAGCCCATGAGGCTTCCGCGTCGGCCGTCTTGGCGAACGCATCACGCTCCGCAATCAACCCGCCCTTGGCCGACGAGTTGAGAATGTGCATGATCTGCGACAGCCACTTGTTCGCCCACCGCTGCGGGTCCATCATCAGCGCCACGAGGCCGAACCACGTGTTATTGTTCCGATCCCGTGCGCCCGTGATGAGGTGTAGCGTGAACCCGCTCTGCACCTCCAGCGGCATCGACTCAAGCACCGTGCCGCCGACCATGTAGGCTTTGTTGTAGATCTTCTTGGTCTGCTTCACCATCTCTGGCATCGGCATCCCGAGTGCGGTCATACGCTCTTGCAAGGAGCGTGCTTGTTCTTCGCTGATGCTCTTGATCTGCCCGTCGATGTCTTGAAAGCGGAAGTATTGCTCCCGTTCCCACCACTGGAAGCACACGAGTTCCCGGTGCTTGGGCTGCGTAGCTGAAGGCTGGTCATCGTTGTAGAGCGGTCGCGTGCTGTCGTGCGGGCTGTCCTGTTCGTCAAGATACGTCTCGCTCGACTTCTCGGGCGGCACGTAATCCGGCCACATCTCGCGTATGTCTTCGTCGCTCACGCGCTTGATGCGAGCACACCAACGCCTGTCGCGCAGGTTCTTCTTCCGCGCTACCGGATCCCAATACAGTTCGAGCGGATCGACGCGCTCGATCACCGGCTGGCCGTCTGGATTCTCGTCGTAATCCATCCGCGTCTCGGTGCCGCCGATGCCGGAGATCATCAAGTCCTGAAACGACTCCGATTCCTCGTCCTCGGCATCGCAGTTGTCCCTGATCCAATCGGCTGCGGAGGTGTATAGCTCATTGACTTGCGTGTCGCCCGGCTCGCGCGGGATGTACTGCACCTGTTGCCGATTCTGGATCTCCAGGCCGATGACGGCGTTAACCGTCCTCGCAACTCTGTTGAACACAACGGGCACCTTGCGCTGCTCGATCATCTGCGCTTTGGCTTCTTCCTCCCACTGGTTGCCCGCGTAGAAGTCGTACCATTCGCGCGCGTGCATACGCCATACGGACGAGTGTTTCTTCGCCTCCTGCAGAGCGGTGCTGATCCATTGGGCGAGGTCGTCGTCAGATTGCATCATTACGCCACCAGCGTCGGCTGGGTGAGTTGCGAATACCACTGGCTAGGAGAAACTACGTCAACCAGCCCTTCCAGTTCCCGCGCACGAAGCCACGCCGCGAAGTCTAGGAACGCCGCCGTGTACGTGGTCAGCCCGTTCGCGTATTTGGCAGGCTCGTTCACACTAGGCCGAAGGCTCGCTGATCCACCGGGCGCGAAGGTGTGCCAGTACATATGCAGGTCGCCGCCATACGTGATAGCTCGTGTCACCACGCTTTTAAGCACCGAAGATTCAGCATTGTCGATACCTATCGAGCCAACGCGCAAAAGCTCCTGCGCTGTGGGCGCTTGCACGGAACGGTCAAATATCGTGCGTTCAGAGATACCCGCACGCCCCAATTGAATGCCAACAGCCTGCGCGGCCTCCAACAGAGTCGAGTTGTAGGCGTTGTTGTTCCAAACCCAAATCTTATTCCCACGATTTAGGCCGTAACCTGCAAGCGTCTCCCGCGTCTCTGACATAGCATCGATGGCTTGCGAAAGCGTAAGACCAGCGGTCGCCATGTTCCGGTCGGTAACATCATTGCAAACCGCCTCGCAGCCCTCTGCCTCAAGCTCTTGGAGCACCGACACAGGCCCGTTACCTGTGTTGCCGATTTCGTCCAGCGGGATCGTAACGCCCCATTTCCAGCCGTAGCCACCCTGGCCGATGGTTGGTCGAATAGCCGTGTGCGCGGCATCGTAATCCGCTCCGGGATTGCCGCCTTGCCAGTTGTCGAAGTACAGCACCACTTTTGGACGCATCCGGCGCATGCCCCATAGCGCCTTCAGGTAGACACTGCGCCCGTTCGTGTGCCAGTTGGAAAACGTGATGCGGAAATTGCGCAACAGCGTGGCCTGTGCTCCAAGTGCGCCACCCGAAGTTGCCCATCCAGACGGAGCGTTGAACGGATATCCCCCAACATACGGGCCGAACATCGCATTAGTTTGGTCGTGACGAAACACAACGAAATGACGTCCTCGCGTATTTGTGTTGGTTGAGTTCGTCGTGTGCGCGATGTTCTTGTCTACCGTCCACGCATCATCCTCGACGCAGTGCATAGTCATGCCGCAGTTCGTGTCGTAGGTATCAACGTAGTATTCCAGGCCGAGCGCCTCGTACGCACGCCAATCTCTATTGCCGTTGGTCCCGGACAGGTACGCGCCACTGCCAGAAGGCGTGATCTTCAGAGTCGTCACATCGAACGTCGTTGTATCGACTACGCGCGTGGCGAGGTTGGTCGAACCGCTGACGCCTTGCGCAAGATCCACCGGAAAGTCGATGAGCTTGACCGCCGACAGCCCGCCTACCTTGTCGGTAAAGGGCGCGAACGTCGTCATTACACCGGCCTCCAGAACACGGCGACCTTGTTGTCATCGCCTGCGTTGCTGCATGTGATCGTGAGTGCGCCTGCGCTGTTGATCGCGCCCTTAAAGTCGAACTCGCCCACAACGCCCGCAGGGATCGTGTACGTCTGCGCCGTACCGTCAGAGTCCGCGAATCCGGTAATTGCACACGTCCCGGTAAGCGCCGTGTGGATATACAAACCCATCAGGTGCGTATCGTTAGCCGCACCGGCCCCAATCGTCACCGCCGTTGTCTTGCTGATGATCGACAGGTTGCACTCTTGGCGCACCGGTAGGTACGCATTCGTCCCGCTCGACGGGTTGCGCAGGCCGGTGATATTTCCCTGCTCGACCACGTGCTGCGATCCGCTCGTGGCGTCTACGTCAAAGTCCAGCGGGCGCTTAAAGTCTCTAGCCATTCCGATCTCCTACGCAGCCCATGCGCTGCCGTTAGTCCTGCGCTTTGAGTACCGCTCCGGCTCCGCATCCAGCAGCGGGAACGTCGCGTTCATATCCGGGTCCGTGATCCGCGCGAGACAGTCCATACCGTCGTCGTGCGCGCCTACTGGGAAGCGGTCGTATTCCTCGACCAAGAACTGCTCAAGGATGTCTATCGTGCGTCCGTCTGACAGCGTGCGATGCATCGTCGGCGGTGCGTAGACCTTGCCCGCCTCGAACAGCGGCACGAGCCTGCGGATGCGATCCTCTTTCTTGAGCGAGCCACCGAGCGGGACGATGTCGAAGCGATAGTTCTCGTGCGCCTGGACGATCTTCACCGCCTCGATGTCGCTGTCCTTGCCGTACTTCTCATAGCCGACGCGCATCGGTCGCCACTTGCGGTGCAGGCGCATGAGTTCGCGTGCTCGCTCGGTCAGGTTGAGCCGGTCGTACAGGAAATCCAACAAGTAGTAGTTACCGTCGTTGTTCAGGCCAACCACCCACATGGCGGTGCGGTCGCTGGTTTTCTTCTTCTCGCCTGCCGGATCGACGATGATGTAGACGTTCATGCCCTCGCCGCTGAGTGAATTCTGATACCAGCGCAACCAGTCGCGGCGGAACTCGGATTTGCCATCAGGGATAGGCGACTGCTGATACAACGCCGACCAATCGCGCGGACCGATCACGCTGCGGATGCGCTCAAGCTCTGGCACCGGATACCACTCGGGCCACAGCGCCTCGCCCTGATCGTCGATGGCCTTGAGTTCAAGCACGTCCCACTTGTCGCCGCCTGTGCGTGCCTGTGCGGTCAGCAGCCGCCCGGCGAGGTCGTCTTCGTGCCATCGGGTATTGTGGCTAACCATCCCGTTAGCAATAAAGTTTTCAGTCCCCTCGACTTGAATGTCGAATACTTCCTCAGTGCCGCAACACTGAATGCTAACGATCTGATCGTTCCCAATTCTGAAGGTATTCGGCGGCACGGCGTAAGCGTTCGGCGTGCTTTCCGTAGCCAACGGCGAGGTTGCAATCGTTACACAGGAGGCCGCGAACTCTGCCGGTATCGTGGTCATGGTCAACGCAAAGCTTCCCTCCCCAATGCGCTCTGACGTTGTTTCCCGGCAGTTCATTGCATACAGCACATCTCCCGCCCTGCTGATGCAGGAGTCGTTCATACTCGACCAGATCGATGCCGTAACGGTGTCTGAGATGCGCTGCGCGTCTTGCGCGGGCATTGACTGATGGAGCGCGATACCCGCTTGCCCATCTGACCTTGTTGTAATGGGGCATGCAATAGCCTTTGGCTTTTGCTGGCTTGTCACAGTCTTCATGTCCACACTGGACGCCCCGCCACTTACCCCAATGGCCTGCGCCGTCTTGATCTTGTCCCCAACCTTTAGATCCCGAATCCGAACCCATTCTTCCTTGCCGTCCCTGTCGATTAGAAATGGATGCCGCTCATTTCCTTTGACAGATGCCCCAGACATAGTTCTGATTTCATAGACGCAATCAACACCATTGCTGGCCCAATTCAACACGCGCGCACTTGTAGTTCCGCCGTTCAAATACGACAGGACCATGTGCCCCGGACGAACGTCACGCAGCGGCATACGACCGCCATTTGCCATTGTTACCAGCGTATCCCCGGTCAAGCACTGAATCAGCACTATCGCGCCTCCGGGCATGAGGCGGGTGTATGCCGTGCTGGTGTACCAGTCCCACACTCGATTGCGTGTCGTGGTGCTGTCGGCTTCCTCGCGGTCCTTGAGCGGATCGTCGATGAGTAGGCAGTTGTGGACGCAGATTCCTTCAGCGAAGAAGTTGTGATTGTCCGCTACTTGCAGGTCGTAGACAGTGGTCTTGCTGTGTACTCGCTCAACCACGGCCACAGCGTCGTTGACGGTAACGAATCCTTCACCGCATGCCAACGTCTGTGACACTGCGAACAGAGCGTGACTAGATTGCTGGCTACGTTGTTCATCGGCCAATTGTCGATGTGATGCACTTCCAGGCGTCCCGTCGAATGACACACCACGCACTTCTTGGAATCTCTCTCCAAGATCCTGGGGCGCATCAGGCGAAACGCACGGGCCGAATGCGGCTGCATCCGCAATGGCGTTGCCCCGTGCTTCCACTTCGGGTTGCCCGTTGCCGACATACGCCGAGAGTGCGCGTTCCTCGCGCATCCCGAACTGCAATACTTGGCATGATCCGCTACCGACTTGCCGCGCCACTTCGCTATGAAGGTCTGATTGCATACCGGGCAAACGCGCTGTACTGGCGGATATATCACCGCTCGCCCGGTCGGCTTGGGCCGACACGTCGTGCAATACTTCGCACCCTTGCATGCCCCGGATTCGACTATCGGCGTGCTGCACGTCGGGCACAGCTTGGCGTTCTTCACCGCATGATGCGCCATCGAGCACGATGGGCTGCAATAATGAGCTTTGTGTCCGCGCTTTATCGACTTCCGATACGCATACGCCGGTTTCGTGAATGACTCGTGGCACTGCGCACAAGATAGGATCACCGGAGGCAATTGCATCCGCTCGCACCCACTGTCCCGCGCTAAGGATTGGATGTTCGCCAGTAAGGAGGAGAACTCTTCCGGCGTGAGTGGTGATCCGGTAATACCCATCTGCCTCGCGAACCGAGACAGCTTCGATACCTTTGTACTCAAGGGAACCCCGCGCACTCATCGACAATACTTTATTAGACGATGTACGCATGATTAAGTTTTCAATGCAGACGGGTCCAACGTCTGTTTGTATTCGCGACCCGGCGAGCAAGCAGTGCGCGCCGCGACCCGTGATAGCCGTCCCAACGCCAGCCGCGACGTATGAGCCGCCGCTCGATGTGTGCCAGCGGTTTGCAGCCTGCGAATCAGGCGCAAGCTGCGTGTGAAATAGCGCACGGTATTCGCGGGAGCCGACGATGTTGCGGACCTCGCGGCCGAAGTCTGAGGCGAGTTCGGAGTTATACGAAGCTGCAATGATTTGGTGTCGTGGGAACGCGCCCAAGTACCACGCCGGGAACCTGCGCGAAGCAAGTTCCGATTTGCCATGCCGGGGCGGCATGAAGACCATAAGCCTGCGGCACTCGCCACGAGCCACCGCTTCAAGCGCTTCGCAGATGCGTTCATGGTGCGGTGCTGGCCGGTAGTCACCGTGGGTGAACTTAGTGAAGTCCAGCAGGTTCCGTCGCGCCATCCTCCGCGCTAACAGTTCCGCTGCTGCGATTTGCGGCGACAAGCCCGGCAAGGCTCGCGTCGTCCAGATCAACGACGGATCGACTGGTAACGTCGATGTCGATGGCTTGCTTAGGTTTGCCGTCAAGCGTATCCCTCAAGCATTCAACCGCCCAACGCTCGCCGCCTGCGGCCAAGTTGAGTAGCGTTTCAGCCGCTTGCCGCAGTCGCACGCCGTCGTCCTGAACGAGTGCGCGGCGCACTGTGTGCTCGAAAAGTCGCCGTTTTGCGGCATTTTCGCTGCCTTTTGGCGCACCACCCGGCACAATTAACTCCTAACCCATTGACGAGCAATAGGCGGAATCTAGCACATTTGCTGCACTGTGTGTGCATCCAGTGATGGATATTTGCACAGTTCGGTCACGGCAACCACCGCCACCGCCGCGCCGACATCGGCTCGCACGGTTCGCCGTCCGGTTGCGGAGTGCCGAGGTGGGCCGCTGAGACCGT